TTTGCGTTTAAGTTTGTTGAACCTTGTGCGTTGTCCAAAAGAGACGTATCTTCTTCTGGTGTCTCTAAGGATTCTGTTACAGTAAGTCCAACACGATAAGATGGTCTGTCTGTGTACTTGTCAAGAATAAGTCTTTGTTGTGCAACCTTTACAAAGTGTCCACGAATAAAGTAAACGCCCTCTTCAATATTTGCAGAAGAACCTATTGCAGTTGCATCAGTTGTTTGAAGAGTTGCAGAATCAACACCAGAACCGAAAGAACCTACTGTTCCATCTGCATGAATGTTTTCACCATTTGAAAATGAAGTAGTTACGTTATCAGTACCACTTGATACATATTTTACATATAAAGTAATTGGGTCAGTAGTAGTCGCTGGAACTGCTTGAACAACCTCAGCAACAACTCCACTTGTTCTACCAGTAATTCTTTTACCAACATAACTTTGAATCTGTTCAGAGATGTCTGAACCAGAAATTGATGATTGAAGTTTTACTGCATAGTATTCTTTTGTAAAACCAGTTGCGCCTGGGATTACCACTGTTCCTTCTTTGAACATGTGACGACCAAATCTTTCGACTTGGTTCTGCATAATACTTTGGAGTTGTGTCAGTTCACGAGCTTGTACTGAGAAGCCAGGGCGAAATAATACCCTGTGAAAATTCTTATCTTCAGTAAAGTCATCGTAGTATGGACTGACATTAAGGTTTGTCTTTTCCATGTTTTAGAATTCCACTACAATTTTAATATCTTCTGTTTGGTCTGATGCTCTTGAAATTGGGCGTCTGTTTTCCACATATAGAATGTGTCCACTATCTGCTGCAAGTTCTGGGTTAGCATATCCACTTGTAAATGTTAAAGTTGAACCACCAGATAATGTTACGTTTTGTGAATTTGTTGACGATACCGCCGCAGCGCCACCAGAGGTTGCACCAGTAATTGTGAATGCACCACTAAATGGAACATGATTACCAGATGAAGCAATACCATAGTTTGCGTATTGTTCTTGCAAATAGTAAATGATGTTATTTGTTGAATCAAACTCAACAACTCTTCCTACTGCACCTGTAGTCGATTGAGTAATCTTTTCATCAATCTCATATGGGGCAGATGGGTTTGCTGCAAGTTTAACTGCATAAGTTTGTCTACGAGTAGACGCACTAGAAACTGTTGTCGTACCAAAATTGTAAGGGTCTTTAACAATACCAACTTCTCTAAAGTCGTTTGCAATTGTTAAGTCATCACCTTCTGCTTGTTCAAGTTTGACGTTCATCATTACATAATGTCCACCAAGTTCTTTTACTGCATCGTCACCATGTCCACCCTTTGGTGAAATAATTGGTTCTACTTTACCACCAGAACCAGAACCGATATTTGCAGCTGTGGTTAATCCTGTGTTACTAAACACTGTACCTAAATCAACTACACCAAATGTATACCCAGCACCAGCTGCATAAACATTTGAACCTGTTGAACTTTGTTTTACAATTGCACCACCATTAACTTTAATCTCAACAACACCACCAGATGCTCCACCAGCATTTGTGCCGTCACCGTCAATCGCTGCATAATATGTTCCGTCTGTATAACCAGAACCAGCAGTCACACGAACCGTGTCGATTGAACCGTCAACTGCAGCTGCACCAACTGAAGAGTCAGTTGATACTGGAATAAAATCTGAAGTAAGATATTTCTGAACTTCTGAAGTTGTAAGTTTGTACATATACTGTAGAGTATATCCACCCAATTCAAATGGGCCTGTAACTTCAGACGTAGGTTCTGCACCACTATATGCTACACCGTTGTTATTGTCAAGTACTTTATATACTCTGTAATCAGAAGTCATAAAGTAGAATGTTGAATCGAATAAGTTTGATGCACCACTAGTTGTAGTATTACTTGCACTTATGTCATGTTCATACATGTCGTAAGTAGTATTGTTTGCCCAGTTCCTACGAGGTACAACAAAAGAAACATCAGAAGAAGAAATCAGTTTAGCAGCAAGCATTGAATCCCACTTATAAAATTCTGTTGTTATATCGTCTTTAGGTGTTGGGGGTGCGTTGTCGTTACCACCAGATGTACTGGTTGTAAACGGTGAACTCTTACCTATGAAAAGGTAGTATGTAGATTTAGCTGCTTCAGAGAACGATTCTTGAAACTGTTCTGCATTGTGCAATCTAAACTTTTCTGTAATAATCGCTGCCATGTTATTTTTCCATTATCCTTTTATACTTTTATTTATTACGATGGTTTAGTAGGCCACGTAACATCATCAAGTGACGTTGCACTATCTGTAATATCTCTAAGAGCTTGTCTGTATGTTTTCATAGCAGAAGGAATGTTTGTTCCTAACTCTTTGTGCATAGTAACAACCCAATCCGTTTCTGCAAGCATTGTATCTCTACTTCTTCTTAAATCTTGAAGTTTCTGTTCTGAGGTTTGAGGAACTATTCCAGAAGTAAATTTTGACCCATCGTAAGAATCACCAATTTCTACGGAATCTCCACAATCCACCCAAGAAAGAGAAGAGTGAACTTCAAACTCTGACTTTTGAACATCAATAACTTTATTATTTTGAATAAGTGCTTTCATTATGCATACTCCTCCACCACGACAATACCAGCTACACCATTACCACCATTAGCAGATGAAGAACCATTATGGTCAGCACCAGAACCACCAGCGCCATATGCTGTTGAATTAACAGCAGCAAGGGAATTATTGCCGTTTGTACCAGCACCACCCCAATAAGAAGAACCACCTACACCGCCGCCTGGGGGTTCATCAGTGGCGCCACCGCCACCGCCTGTTCCACCAAATCCGCCATGAATGTTAATATCGCCACCAGTTGGTATACCACCATGACCAAGAGTTCCAGTTTTTTGATCTTCTCTGAATCCTCTTTCTCCACCACCAGCAGTACAGTGTGAACCAAATGAGGTAGAACCACCACTATTATTATTATAACTATCTCCTGTTCCACCATTTCCTCCAGGCCCGATTGTTACAGAGACAGACGAAATACCAGAAACATCAATTACTTTAATACAAG